GCCGGAACGACTGCGATGGTCGGGATACATGGCAACGTGACGCTGCCTGCTACGGGGCTGACGAGGACGTATACCGGAGCGATGACGCTATCAAGCAACTCGACTGGGCTGACGTTTACAACGAACGGGGTGACGCTGGCGAGTGCTATTAATGTTAATGGTGTTGATTGCGGCTGGAGTTTGGGGAGCGCCTTAAACATTGGAACAGAATCAATTACACTTACAAGTGGCAGTCTAAATTTTAATTCATACAATGTTACTGCTGGACTGATTGCATCTAATTCAAGCACAAACGCTAGATCTATAAATTTTGGTTCTGGCACTACAACCCTATCCAGCGTTATTAATTTTGGAACTACTGAAGCTGTTCGGGCAGACTTGACCGTTACCGCAAGCACATCTCAGATCAATTGTTCTGCTACCTCGCCAACTTTATCTGGCAACAACCAAACCTTCTACAACGTCAGCTTCACCAGCACCAGTGCCGGAACCGTCACAATCAACGGCGCAAACAGTTTTAACAACCTGTCATTTACCGGCATCACGTCTGCTGGTCTAAAGAACATCTCTCTCACCGCAGACCAAACCGTCACCGGTACGCTAACTCTCTCCGCTGGCACCAATGCCACGATGCGTCACTTCGTCCGCTCTGACACGATTGGAACCATACGCACGATCACTACCGCTGCGTTCTCCGGCACAGACGTAGACTTTCGAGACATCACCATAGCTGGAGCTGCTGCTCCTGTGTCGGGTACTCGACTGGGCGACTGCAAGGGCAACAGCGGGATTACGTTTGTTGCTGGGAAAACCGTTTATGTCCGCTCGACTGGATCAGCCAACTGGTCATCGTCTACTGGCTGGTCTGCTACGGAAGGTGGCGCAGCGGATGTTACGCAATTCCCTCTGGCTCAAGATACGGTGATTTTCCCTGCTGCAACGTATCCAGCATCCGGCAGCACGATTACAGTTGATCAGTCCTATAACATCGGCACAATTGATATGTCGTTGAGGACTGGTAACACGGTGACGCTGGCAACGGGATCGACCACTCCTCAAATCTACGGCAACTGGGTCAACGGGACTGGCACGACGCTGACGGGTACCGGAGCCTTGACGTTTTCTGGCCGAGGCAGTCAGACGATTACGAGTGCTGGCAAGACTTTTACGCAAGGTTTTACGATCGATACGCCCGGTGGTTCAGTGACATTGCAAGATGCTTTTGTTTGCGACAGAAGCGCAGGCTTTGCTTTTACAGTAACCGCAGGAACTTTTGATGCTGATGGGTTTAACGTAACTTTATCTGGCGCGTCAAGCGGTTTTTCATCTACTAACTCTAACACTAGAACCATTGCCATAGGTTCTGGAACATGGGTTTTAGCAGGAACAGGAGGATGGGACACAGCCACCTCCACCAACCTCACCGTCACCGGCACCGGCACAATCTCTCTGACCTCTGCTTCGGCTAAGATCTTCGTTGGCGGTGGTGTTGCCTACACCAACATCACGTTAAACCAAGGCGGTGCTGGTACTTTGACACTCTTTAGCAACAACACGTTCAAAACGATTAGCAGCACCGCTGCTGGTGCAAACACAATCAACATCGGCACGACTACCCAGCGGATCACTACATCGTGGACTGCTGCTGGTACGGCAGGAAACATCCTGACTGTACAAGGTACATCTGCTGCTTCGCCTGGGACGCTTGTTTTTACTGGATCGGGGACTGCCGCTGATGTAAATTATTTGACAATCACTGGTGTCAGGGCATATCCGCTATGACTTGGTACGCTGGCACTAATTCCACCAACAACGGCAGTCTCGGCTGGCTGTTTGAGGCTTCTCCCGGTGGTGGTGTTACTGTCAATGTCACGGGCGTGTCTGCCACCGGATCTGTTGGGACGGTAGCGGTTGCCGCAGGTGCGGATGTATCCGTCACAGGCATAGAAGCCACCGGACAAGTCGGTGTTGTTGCTATCGTAGCAGGAGCCGATGTTCTTGTTACGGGGCTAGAGGCTACTGGTCAAGTTGGGTTTGTGACTGTCGCTGCTGAAGCAGTAGCGTCAGTTACTGGGGTGTCTGCTAACGGTGATGTCGGTTCTGTTGTTGTTGCGATCAACGTTTTTGTTGATTTAACAGGTGTATCAGCATCTGGACTTGTTGGTTCTGTAGTTGTAACTGCTGATGCGGTTGTTGCTCTGACTGGTGTATCGGCAATAGGTCAAATTGGTACGGTTACTGTTCTAGTTGTTGTTCCTGTTACTGGTGTTCAAGGGACGACGGTTCTAGGGACGATCACTTTAGAGAGCAACAATTATCTAGATGTCACTGGTTTGCAAGCGACAACTTCTGTCGGGACTGTTACACTCACTGGTGTGTGGAGCAACCCTGATGATGAGGCTAATGTGTGGACGGATGTTGTTCCTGGCTCTGATGTCTGGACGCCAAAGGCAACCGGATCGAATACTTGGACGACACAATGAGAGTGGTGTTTGGTCAATGGACGCCTGACCGTCCTGGTGTTGCAGGAAACCTGACAGAGGCCAAGAATGTGCTTCCTACAGCATCAGGGTATGGATCGCTGAATGGAACAGCTAACCTGTCTGATGCTGCTAGTGAGAATCTGCTGACGGTGTTTCCTGGCCGATGGGCTGGCGCTACCACGCTGTTTGCTGCTGGTGCTGGCAAACTGTTCAAGTTCGATCCTGCTGACGCTGATCTGGATGATGTTTCCAGGACTCCGACTGCTTACTCCACAACTGACTTTTGGCAGTTCACTCAGTTTGGATCTCAGGTGATTGCGTCCAACGGTGTTGACAAACTCCAAGCATGGAACATGGCATCCAGCACAAGGTTTGCTGACCTTGCTGCTGCTGCTCCTACTGCATCGTTTGTGACCGTTGTGCGGGACTTTGTTGTCGCTGGCAAAACCGCAACTTATCCTAACCGTGTACTCTGGTCGGACATAAATGATGAAACCGACTGGACTCCTGGTGCTGCCAGCCAATCCGACACGCAGGACATTCCTGACGGTGGTGAGATTCGCGGTATCACCGGAGGTGAGTTTGGTGTCGTGCTGATGGAACGTGGTCTGTATCGCATGACCTACATCGGCGCACCGTTGTTCTTCCAGTTCGACAACATTGCTCGAAACGTAGGCTGTTACGAGTCTCGGTCGATTGCTCAATATGGCCCGATGACGTTCTTCCTGAGCGATGACGGGTTCTTTATGACCGATGGTCAGCAGGTCAAGCCTATCGGAGCAGAGAGGGTTGATAGGTGGTTTTACGCTAACGCAGATCCATCTCAGTTCAGCAAGATGAGTGCTGCTGTAGATCCGGTCAACAAACTGGTTCTGTGGTGCTTCCGGGACATTTTCAACGTCCAGAAGCTCCTGATCTACAACTGGTCAACAGATCGTTGGTCACACGGTGACTCTGGTGCTGACTACATTTCCAGCATTGCGACTGCGTCCACAACTCTGGAACAGTTGGACAACATCTCAGCTAGTTTAGATGCGTTGCCAGCCTCTCTGGACTCGCGTTTGTGGACTGGTGGCAAACTGATCTTGGGTGGTGTATCCGGGGCTAGGATTGTGACCTTTGCTGGAACTGATCTCACCGGAACGATCAACACAGGCGACATCACCGTAGAAGGCCAGGAAACGCTTATAAGGCTTGCTAGGCCACAGATTGACAACGGTAGTGCCACCGTATCAGTCTCATCCAGAAAACGGCTTGACGGGGCTATCAGCTACTCTGCTGCGGTTGCTGCTGACAGCGAGAACAGGGTGAGCCTGAGATCGCGTGGAAACTATCATCGTCTGTCGATCACTCCGACCGGGAACTACGACACTGCGGTTGGTGTTGATGTGGACATCGTTCCTGTTGGTGGGCGCTGATGTTTCGCAGGTTGCCGCAGCAGGGTGGTAGTCAGCGAGAGGTTGCTGAAGTTGTCAATCGAGTTCTGGATGGCAAAGTCAACTCTGTTGGGTTGGTGACTCTGGCAACTGGGAACGCTACGACAACGACCCTGTACGACGCTAGGATCAGCCCTGACAGCATTATTTTGTTTGTCCCATCCTCTGCTGCTGCCATAGCAGATGCAGTCCCCTACGGGGCATTTCAGGACACCACAGATCAGACCGCTGCCAGCACCACTGCTGCTTATGCCGTTACGCTCAACACGACGGATTACGCTGTTGGTGTTGCTATTGTCAGCAGTTCTCAGATTACTGTCCGATCTGCTGGTGTGTACAACATTCAGTTTTCGTTCCAGTTTGCCAACACTAATGTGGCGATCCAAGATGTAGACGTTTGGTTCAGGAAAAACGGTACGGATATTGCTGGATCAAACAGTAAGTTTTCAGTGCCTAATTCTCATGGTGGTACGGATGGGCATTTGATTGCTGCTCTAAATTTTTACTTGGAAATGGCAGCAGGTGATTATGTTCAGTTGATGTGGTCTACTACTTCGACGGATGTAAGTCTAGAACAGCTTGCAGCGCAAACGAATCCGACTCGACCGACAACACCAAGCGCAATCGTCACGATCAACAAGGTAGACGAATCGTCCTCATCTGACATTTACGCATCCAATCAGTTGCAAGGCGAATGCACAGTTAATCACTTTGCCAACTCGACTGCGGATAAGACGTATCGATATGTCGTTCTCGGTTAGAGTGTTTGTAGAGCCGCAGAAGTTGCGGGAAGTGTGGGAATTTGTACGGCCAGGACTGCTGGAGGTCAAGAGGGCAAGCAGGGATCAGTGGATACCGGAAGACATCTATGCTGACTGTTTCGAGGGTCGGTCGATGCTCTGGTTGATGGTAGAGGACGGAAATCCTGTCGGGTTTGGAGTTTTGCAGCCGATGGGTGACACTCTGCACATTTGGGCTGGTTGGGGCAAGTTTCTGATGGGAGATGGTTTCCGTCATGCCCATGAGATTGCGCTAGCGGGTGGAGCGCGTAAAATCTCATTCGACAGCAATCGTCCTGGGTGGGCGAAGATAGCAGGCAGATACGGATTTCAGCCTGTCAAATGGATTGCAGAGGTGAAACATGGGTTCCAGAAGCAGACCGGAAGTAACCGAAACTAGGATTGATCCTAGACTTGTTCCGTTTGTCGAGCAGGGTCTGAGTGGCGCTCAGAGTCTGTTCCAGACAGGGCAATTGCAGTTCAAAGACCCGACGACTGGCGAGATGAGAGCGGGTTTTGTCCCGCAGTTTTTTTCTGGTCAAACCTATGTCGGGCCTTCAGACTTTACGACTCAAGCGATTCAGTCTGCTGCTGAACGCGCACAGGCAGGATCTCCGCTAGTTTCCCAGGCTCAACAGGCTGTCGGTGGGTTGACTGGTTTCCAGTCACCCGGTGCTGGTATGTTCCAGAACATCTACGGTGCTGCACAACCGCAAGCCGCAGGTATGTATCAGGACATCTACGGTCGAGCCGGTGAAGTTGCTGCTGATCAGACTGCTGGTGGCGCATACCTTGGGATGAATCCATTTCTCCAGGGTACTTTCGCTGCTGCGGCTAGGCCGATTGAGCAGCGATTCCAATCACAGATCCAAGATATTGCATCGCAAGCCTCTCGCGCTGGCAGGTTTGGATCGTCTGCGATGGGTCAACTTCAGGCTGGCGCTGCTGAGTCTCTTGCTTCCAACCTGTCTGGTCTTGGTGAGCGTCTTGCTTTCCAGGGATACCAAGCTGAACGGCAGTTCCAAGAGCAAGCTCTTAACCGTCAGCAACAGGCTCAACAGCAAGCTCTCATTAACCAACTTGCTGCTGCTGCTGGCATCGGCCAGGGCCAGTATCAAGGTCTGTCCACGCAACTCCAAGCTGCACAGGGTCTGACTGGTGCTGCTCAGGGTGCTGCTGGCATTCAGCTTCAGGCAGCTAATATCGCTCCGGCACTTGCTGAACAGGATTACGCTGGTGCTCAGAAGCTTTTGCAAGCCGGTCAACTCCAAGAGCAGTATCAGCGTCAGGTTCTGCAAGACGCTATCAATCGATACAACTTCCAGCAGGAAGCTCCTTATCGTGCTCTGTCGCAATACAGCGCATTTTTGTCAGGGTTTCCGCAAGGTGCTCAACAAGCCGCACCGTCCTACACTAACCCTGCTGCCAGTTTGCTTGGTGGTGCTGCGCTGGTGTCTGCATTCAATCAACCGCAACAGGCTCCTGCGAGGTAATCATGGCTGATCCCGTAACTCTTGCCGCTATCGGGGCTGTCGCTGGTGCTGCCACTAATAAGAAAGATCCGGTCAAAGGCGCGCTCATTGGAGCGACTCTTGGTTTCGGTGGTGGTGCTGTTGCTCCTGCTCTCATGGGCGGTGGTGCTGCTGGTACTGCTGCCGGAACTGCCGCAGGTACTGGTGCTGCTGCTGGAGGAACTTTCATCCCTGGCATGGCGCTAGAGACTCAACTGGCTGCTGCTCCTGCGTCACCTCTGGCTGGATTTATGTCCAAAGCAACGACTCCGCAAAGCCTCATGGCTGGCGCTCAGTTGGCTGGAGCGTTGCAACCTAAACCTCCGGTTGCACAGGCTATGCCGCTGCGTCCTGGTCAGCAGGTTCCGATCACACTCGATCAGATCCGCGCTATCGATGCTGGAATGTTCGACACTATCCCGATGGATCGCAGGATGATGACCATGCAAAGCAGGTTTGGATTGCCACCTGTGCCATTCCTGCAAGACCTTGAGCCGATTGAATCGCGCAGACTGTCTCTGCTGTGAGGTGAATGATGGATGGAATCCTTGATCGACTGTTTCCGCAACCTCAGTATGTCTCTGGGTTGCTCGGAGATGAGTCGCAGATTGCACTTCAACAGGCTCGACAGCAGGGTCTGCTAGGTCTTGCTGCTGGTCTGTTGCAAGCCGGTGGGCCTAGCCGACAGCGAACCAACATCGGTCAGGCTATCGGTGCTGGACTCCAGGCTGGCCAACAGGCGTACAGGGGTGCGCTGTCGGAGCAGATCCAGGGCCAGCAAATGGCTCTTAAAATGCAGGAAATGCAGCGCCAGCAACAGCAGCAGCGAGCATTCCGAGAACTTGTGCCTCAATTGTTTACCACTGAACGCCAGCAAGCTCTTACAACTGGAGCGCAAGGTCAAGATCCGTTGGCAGGGTTGATTCGATCTGCCGAGGCAGGAACGCTGGATCAGCCTTTGTTGAATATGCAAACCTTGCAGCGGGTTGCATCGCTGTCACAAGACCCACTATCAACTATTAAGGCTGTGACAGAATTAGTTCCTGGATTGCGTAGAACGCAGATGATGCTTGGTGGTGGTCGCCAAGACAATCCGTTTGCATTCTTTGCTCAGTCTGAAAGCCCTGCAATTAAAGCTGCTGCCAATCAATTTGCCCAGTCTTATAGAACTGGGATGATGGACGAGGATACTGTCAACAAACGCATTGAGTCTCTTGCAAAGATGGAAGAGACGCTATCTGGCAGAAGCAGTTCAGACATCAGAAATTATGAGTATTACAAACAGGAGACGCTTAGCCAAGGAGGTACTCCTGTTCCGTTTGAGCAATACGCAGCCAATCAAGCAAGACTGAAGGCAGTACAAGTCAATCTTCCGCAACAAGTACAAGAATCCTTGTTCAAAGAAGTTGATCTAAAGCGTGTTGCTGACTTCTCTGATGCCGCAAAAGCTGCGCGAGAATTTGCAACCACGGCTAACACAGTCAACACACTGCTTAAAGGCATGGGTGGCGGTGGAACTGTAAAACTTGCCGCTGATATTCAACAGCGTCTTGGTATTTCGTCTGAGCTTGCTGATGCGAATGCGCTTGCACAATCACTAGCAACTAGGGCTGCTGTTGGTGTTCGTGCCCCAGGATCTGGGGCAACATCTAACATTGAATTTAGTGCGTTCTTGCAAGCTGTCCCAAGCCTGTCTGTGACAGAACAAGGTCGAGAGATGATGGCAGAATTTGCCAAACTTTCTGCCCAAAGATCTGCAAAACTGTCTGATTACGCAAGAAAACTTGCTGCTCAACAGAAGTACTCAGAAGAAGAGATGGCTAGGTACGATGAGTCGCTTGGGCCACTGATGACTGATGATTTTAGGGACAAAATTCGTCAAGCCGTTGCTGTTAGAAACCAACCGGCGACGACGACGACTCCTGGTGTGCGCGATTTCCGTAACAGGTGACAGTCATGGCAAAGCAAGTCAGGTTAACTGATGGAACGACTGCATTGTTCAATGAAGATGCTACAGATTCTTACATTGATCAGGTTCTAAAAAGCGAAGGATTAGAGCGCGCAGGTATCGTTTCAAAGGTCAACGAGCCTATTGTCGCGGGTGTTTCGTCAATCCTTGGTCTTCCTGGTTTGTTCAAGGCAGGAGTTAGTGCTGTTGAGAGCAAACTTGATCCGCTTATTGCGCGAATCCTTGGTGTTCCTGTTCCAACGGTTCCAGAAGAAGCAAAAAGGCTTGATCTCCTGTCTTATGCGCCAACTCCAGAACAGATCCAGCAAAGCGTCAGACGCGCTGGAGTTCCGATGGCCAAGGCAGAAACCATCCCTGGCCAAACCTTGCAGAATTTCATTAGAAACCTTGTATCAGCACCTGTTCCTGGCGCAACCATTCCTGCTGCGCTCTCTGCTGTTGGTGAGGAAGTTGCTGCAATCCCGTTTAGAGGCACTGCACAAGAGCCTACGGCTCGCGCAGTAGGTGGTATTGCTGCTCCTTTGGCAGCAGCGCCTATGGCCATCAGAAGCCCAATTCAAGCCCGTATCTCTGAACAGATGGCCCAAGTTACACCTGCCGAGAAAGCCATTGCTGAAGAGATTATGCAACAGGCTCCAACGCCTGTTACTGCGCTTGAGGCTTTGCAGAGAGCAACTGGAGAGACTCGCGGTTTAATTACTGGCGGTATTACCAAACTCCCGCAGATTCAGCGGCAGATTGAAACATCTCCGACTGGTGCTCCAGTCATGGGTGAGTTTCTTGCTGGTCGAGAAGCACAAACCGCTAGGCAGATTGAGCAGATGTTTCCGCAGCAAGCGCGTGAAACAATGGGCATTGAAGTACAGAGAGCAGCGGAGGCTGCTGAACGCGCTGCTGGCAGTCAAGTTTCAAGGATTGGTGGCCCAGCATTTCAACAGATTGAAAGCCTTACAATTCCACGAGCAGATTTCAGTGCTTTGATGCAAAACGAGGTTGTTAGGTCTGCTTACAATCGAGTAAAAGGTCTTGATGTTTGGAAAGAGCAGACTAAAGGATTGCCAGAGACTTCTGTTGGTTTCTTGGAGGTTGTTCGTAAAGAACTAAGAGAGCGCGCAAATAAGTACAACATCAGCGGAGAGCGTGAAAAGGCAAGTGTGCTTAATAAAGCATACGATGATCTTAAAAACGCTGTTGATGCTTCGCTTGGAGGTCAATACCAACAAGCCTTGACGCAGTACAGGAATCTTCGTACTGCTATTGAAGAGCCAATTCAAGCAAGCCCAATCGCAAGATTGGCTGAGACAAGCAATACAGCACAGCAGTATGGTCAAGTCTTTGCAAACAATGCAATAGAATTGAACATCATTCCTGCAAAAGTATCTGATACCGTCAATGCTCTAAAGGTTTCAGATCCAATGCTGGCGCAAGAGTTTGTTGCTAACTATCTCAAGAGTCAGCTTGATCTCATTCCTGCTACTGCTCGCAGAGACTTGCGTGGTGGTGCAAGATATGCAGAATCTGTGTTTGGCAACGAAACACAGCGTCAAAACTTGCTTGCTGCAATTGGGACTGCATACGGTACTAACGCACGAGATGGGATGGACAACCTGATTCGTGCATTGCGTACTCAGGCAGAGCGCGTTCCAGCCGGTTCACCGACTGCTGAGCGTCAACAGTTGTTTGAGTCGACTCAAAGCATTACCAAACGACTTGGCAAGCCTCTTGAATCAATCTCAAGTCTTACTGATTCGATCTTAAATCGCAGGGACATGGAAAAACTTGCGCTTGCAATTACCAGTCCTGATGGTGTTAAGCAGCTTGAGCGAATGGCTCTTGCTGGCAAAGACAAGCGGAAAATTGCAATTGGCGTACAGAGTTTCCAGCGTCTCATGGATGAGATGGAGTAATCATGGCAAAGACTAAGATCAGCGAGTTCGACACTAATCCAGACCTCAACACAGACATCAACAGCATTAACATTGCTGAAGGCTGCGCTCCGTCTGGGATCAACAATGCTATTCGGACGCTGATGTCAGACCTGAAGGAATGGCAGTCTGGCGCTCAAGACATCTACATTGCTCCAGCAGGAACCGCTGCTGCGCCATCTTGGACGTTCAACGGTGATACAGACACTGGTTTGTATCGAGTCACTGCAAACGAGTTGGGTGTTGCTGCTGGTGGATCTGCTGTCGGTCGGTTTACCAGTGCTGGATTTGTTGGCAATGTCACTGGCAATGTCACTGGAAATGTCACTGGAAACGTTGATGGGAATCTGACTGCTGCGTCACCAACTGCTGCGACTCAAGTTGCTGGAACCAACAACACTACGGTCGCAACGACTGCGTTTGTTACTGCTGCAATTTCTGCTGCATTGCTGGCAAATATTTACCCCGTTGGGTCGATCTACATCAACGCCACAAACAGCACAAATCCTGCTTCTTTGCTTGGTTTTGGCACATGGACTGCGTTTGGTGCTGGCCGTGTTCCTGTTGGATTTAATGCGTCTAATCCGCTATTTGACTCAGCGGAAGAAACGGGTGGTAGTGCTGATGCAATCGTTGTCAGTCACACGCATTCGTTTAGCGCGACATCTAGCGGCCAGAGCGCAACGCATACGCATTCAGGAACGACTGATTCTGCTGGTACGCATACACACTCTGCCACTTTCGCCACTTCAACTGGCGGCAACCAGTATTTCTTTGAAGGTCGAATCCCTGGCTCGACTGGTACGATTACTGATGGCATTAACTCTGCTGGCGCTCATACGCATACCTTTGCAACTGGTAACGCTTCAGGCGATCATACGCACTCGGTGTCTGGTACGACCGGTAGCACTGGTTCGTCCGGTACTAATGCCAACTATCAGCCGTACATTACGGTTTATATGTGGAAGAGGACAGCATGAGCGAAGTCGAGCAACTCCGCGCTCACGTTGAGAAACTTGAGCAGAAGGTTGACAGTCTCAACGACAGTATCAAAGACCTTGCAGAAGCCTGGAGAACCGCTCAAACGCTTGTAGCGTTTATGAAGTGGCTTGCAGGTATCGGCGCTGCTCTGCTGGTTATGAAAACAGCCTGGGATAATTGGGTGAGGTAATGCTTGATCCAGTTACCCTGCTGGCCACAGCAACTGCGGTTTTCAACGGTCTTAAAAAAGCAGTTGAGATTGGCAGGGAAGCTGAAGATGTATTTGGTCAGTTAGGAAAATGGGCTGGTGCTGTTGCTGATCTGCAAGAGTGGATCAGGACAGAGGAGGAGAATGCAAACAAGCCTCCTCCGATCTTCAAGAAACTGGTGTGGAAGAAATCAGCGACTGCTGAAGCCTTCGACACCTATGCTGCCAAGATCAAGATCCAGCAGATGGAGGAAGAGATCCGGCATATGTTCACTCTGGGTGAACTGTGGTGGCTCGGAAAAGAAGGGTATAACGAGTTCATCATGATGCGCCGAGGTATAAAAGAAAAGCGTGAAAAGATGATCTACGAGCAGATTCGTAGACGCAAGAAACTGATCCGCATGAGTGCAGATGGTATTTTCATCAGCATTGCTTTAGCGATGGGCGGCATCATCATTTATCACATGATTGCATTCATCGTTGAGAAAATGGAATGACCAACGAAGAAATCGAGGTCAGAGTCTGGGCAGTTATCACTCTGTCACTGACCGGCATCCTTGTTGTTTCTGTGCTGACGATCCTTGGTGGTGTGCTGTTTGTCGAGCATGACATGGAGAGGATCAGTCCAATTGATGAAGCATTCCTCGCTATCCTGAAAGATATTATGTTGTTGTGTATCGGCGCGATTGGTGGTGTTGTAGGCCGGAAATCTTTGTCATCAGCACTGGAGAAGCGCAATGCTGCCAGCAATTAGTGCCTTGCTGCCGTTTGCAGGGAAGATCCTCGATAAGGTAATTCCCGATCCAGAGGCTAAAGCCAAGGCTCAAGCAGAGCTTGCGCTGATGCAGCAAAACGGTGAGTTAGCAAAGATGGCTAACGAAACCGAGTTGTTCAAGGCAGAGCAGAACAACCTGACAGAACGGCTAAAGGCCGATATGGGCAGCGACTCATGGCTGTCCAAGAATATCCGACCGATGACGCTGATCTTCATCCTTGCTGGTTACTTTACGTTTGCCATGATGTCTGCGTTTGGCAAAGACACCAATCAGAACTATGTCGAGCTTCTTGGTCAGTGGGGAATGCTGATTATGAGCTTCTATTTCGGCGGCAGGACTCTGGAAAAAATCATTGACATGAGGGCTAAGAAGTGAAGGGAAACTTTCCGCAGTGTCTGGATTTTGTGCTGCATCATGAGGGTGGATACGTTGACCACCCGAAAGATCCTGGTGGGATCACTAACCTTGGATGCACAAAGGCAACCTGGGAGAAGTGGTGTGGTCATCCTGTCAGCGCAGAAGACATGAGAAACCTGTCACCTGCTGATGTCATGCCGCTCTACCGACAGAAATATTGGGATGCGGTGAAGGGTGACGATCTTCCGACCGGGATCGACTACTGTGTGTTTGACACTGCGATCAACAGTGGGCCTGGGAGGGCTGCAAAGTTCCTACAGGAGGCTATCGGTGTCACTGCTGACGGAGCTATCGGGCCGGTGACGATGAAGGCTATAAACGATGCTGATGCGCGTCAGGTCATTGATGCTTA